CAAAACATTGCACAATTGTCCAGCTATGGTATTCCTACATACACCAGGCTTGATCCAATTGAGTACGCAGATCATGTGCTCAGTCAACGGCACTGCGAATAGCCCAACGGTCAAGTGGCACTTGACACAACATAGAATTGATGCTATAATCATACTATGGCATTTTTAACCCATCGTAAAGGAGAAATTATGATTGACATCCAACCGGAACTGGACCAGGTTCCAAAGTTCTTTGCCACAACAATTGCTATTGTGTTGATGATGCTTGGACTAATGTGTAGTGGGGCATTGTTAGAATGGACATTATCCAATAAATTCAAGCAATTTATACCAATGGAGCAAAGTCAAATTACTGCTCAAATAAGAGAAAAACAACTGGCATGTTTGGCCAAGAACATTTACCACGAAGCAGGTAACGAACCGTTCGAAGGCAAAGTGGCAGTGGCACAGGTTACATTAAATCGAGTAGAAAGTGGAATGTTCCCATCTGACATTTGTCAAGTGATTTATCAAAAAAATATCTTTTATGAAAAGATAGTATGTCAATTCAGTTGGTACTGCGATAGGGAAACTGCCAGTAAACCACTGAATAAGTCAGTGTACGAAGAATCAATGACAGTGGCTAAAAAAGTTCTACTTGAGAATTTTAGATTACCCGGGCTGTCCAAGGCTCTGTACTATCATGCTGATTATATCAATCCAAAATGGAATAAGGTCCGAATCGCACAAGTTGGTCGTCATATCTTTTATCAATAATCAATAAGGAATATTAACATGTTTAATCAAATCATTGAATCGACCAAAAAAATCCCTTCACAGATATGGTATTTTTTAACTAATCATCTAGGCAAAATCAGTGCACACACTCTTGGATGGTTGACTATTATACTATTGCATTTGTCTAGTATTCCAACCTTGATGGCAGTATTAATGAATAAATCGGATACGTTACCGCCGGTTGACATGGTTTTGTTTATCTGGGCTGGATTAATTACCATGTTCTTCAAGAGCCTAATTGAACGCAATTCTCTTTATATTGCTACAATTTGTTTAGGCTTTGTTGCTCAAACTGTTATCATGAGTTTGATTTTATTTAAATAAAAACATTAACTGATGAGATAACATTATATAACATCTACCTTAAATAATTAAAATACCAAGGAGTTCGCATGTCAACATTAATTGATGAAAATAAAGATAACGATTCAGATATTGAATTTGAAATTGGTGAAGAGGATTATGGTTTCCTGGTTGACAGCGAAGGTAATTTAAAAACGGTATTTGGACCCACCGAAATGCTGGGCGAACCTCCTAAAAATATACAAAAGATTCTAAAAATATTTGGGATTACCAATGGTGATCTTATAAATCATTCCAGTACAACTTTACATTAGAATGTGGCATTTTTGCCACAAATTTTGCTGAAAAAATAGACATAAATGTGGCAAAAATGCCACATTTATTTTGGTTGACACCCTGACCGAATTGCGCTATAATACATACATGAACAGCAAAACAGTATCCCGTAAACGCAGACAAGACACTACTCATGTGGTGTACGTTATTACCAACGTACTGACCACCGAGCAGTACGTTGGTATTACAGTTTGCGGCCAAAAGATCAAGCAGGCACTCAAAGTTCGTATTCAAAAGCACGTTCGCCGTGCACTGACTGAAAACAAGGACTGGGCACTTTGCGAAAACATCCGAACTTTTGGTACTGAAGCATTCACATACGGTGTACTGGAAACAGTGCGCGGTCGTAAGCCGGCTCATGTACGTGAGCGTGAAATCATCCGTGAATGCTCACCAGCATTGAACTCACATTGAGCTTGACCTTTTTCCCTTTTTCAGTTATAATATACTTTGTTTGATAAGGAACTAAAATGACAGTAGCAAAATTCATGACCCAACAGTGCAACATGACAGAATTTGAAGCCAAGTGTTATGGCATCACAGAACAAGATATCCGTGACCAATACATGGCCAGTATCACTGCCAGAGTTTCTGGATTAGAAATGGTTGTCATGGGCATCATGTCTGACTGCCAGGAAATGATGGCCATGGGTACTGGCCCTGGTTCAGTTGAATATGTTCGTAAACACATGAACATTGCCAAATTCATCTTGTCCGAGATGATGGAAGAAAAACGCAACGCAATTGCCTGATCAGGAGAATACTATGTCAGTTGAATTTACACTCGAAGGTCTTACTCCACGCCAGATGATTTTAGCAGATATTATCTGGGCTTGCCCCTCCAGTGATGCTGTTAAAACATTCATCAAGGGCTTGCCCAACTACACCCTACGTAAGGAAGCCACCTCCATCGTAGAACTGATGAAGATGGCAGCAATTGAGCAATGCTATGATGGCATCGTAGAGCCATTGGCGGCCAAGGCTCTACTTGACAAGATCAGTAAACAGTAGTATAATAAACACTCACGCATACTAAGGAAAAATCATGGAAAAAATCACAATTCTTGTTGGTACAATTGTTACTGTTATTGCAGGTGTGCTAGCTCTTAGTTTTTTATTGAGCTGGCCTGTATATATGCTTTGGAATGGTTGCTTGGTGGATGCTGTTGCAGGTGTGTCCCAAGTGACTTGGTTGCAGGCCTGGGGGCTGACTGTACTGTGCGGCTTCCTGTTTAAATCTAGCGTGGGCAAATCATAATGGATCAGCCTTGGCGAGTGATCGGTGATTTGGAAATGCACCCAAGTCGCTTGAACAAAGAACAGATACTTGAAGCGCAGGCCGGGTTTGGCAATGACGAATTGTTTGCCGGATTGAACCTGGCATTCAACGCAATGGTCACGTTTGGCCTAAAACAAATACCGGAGAAAAATAATGAAGATGGCCCTGGCCTCGATTGGAATACTTTTGTTTCTACTGTTAATGGTTTTTGTAATCGTACAGTCACCGGTAACTCTGCACGGGATGCCGTCAACCGTTTAATGGCACAGGCCACCGCAGCCGAATGGAACGGCTGGTATCGACGTATCCTTATCAAAGATATGCGGGCTGGCTTCAGTGAAAATACTGTCAACAAGGTAGTAGCCAAAAATGCATCACATTACACTATTCCTGTTTTCAGTTGCCAGCTTGCTCACGATAGTGCTAATCATGAGTCTAAAGTTGCAGGCAAAAAAATTATTGAAGTCAAACTGGACGGCGTCCGTGTTATCACTATTGTTTATCCAGATGGTCGGGTTGATCAGTTTAGTCGCAACGGCAAAGAGCTGGTAAACTTTCCTCATGTGAAACAACAACTTGCAAAAATTGCACATTCCTTTACTGAGCCCATGGTGCTAGACGGTGAAATTATGTCAGGGACATTCCAAGACTTAATGAAACAAATTCATCGCAAGAGCAGTGCCAAGGCAAATGATGCTGTGCTGAATCTGTTTGATGCTGTGCCACTAGCCCAATTTGAATCAGGTAAAACATCTACTACACAAGAACAACGTAGTGAATGGCTCAAGACTTGGTTCACTGCACACGAAACCGAGTTGCCCAATGCCACTGTAGTAGCACAAGAGCTAGTTGACCTGGACACTGTGGCAGGTCAGACACGTTACAGAGAAATCAACGCCATGGCCATTGCAGGCGGGTATGAAGGTATCATGCTCAAAGATCCGGCTGCCGGCTATGTGTGTAAACGTACCATAGCCTGGATGAAACTCAAACCATTTATTGAAGTAAGCCTTAGTATTGTTGAAGTAGAAGAAGGTACAGGACGTAACAAAGGTAAATTAGGCGCATTTGTATGCGAAGGAGTGGACGATGGCAAAGAGATCAAGGTCAATGTGGGTTCAGGTTTTAGTGACAGTGACCGCGATAGTTATTTTACATCAAGGGATACTTTACCTGGTCAGGTAGTAGAAGTAAGAGCAGATGCTATTACACAAAATCAGGACGGTACTTATAGTTTGAGATTTCCTCGATTCCTTCAATTCCGTGGTTTTGAACCAGGTGAAAAAATCTAACATGAATCACGAAGTTATTGGTGGTGCTGTGTATGCCGGCCTATTGGCAACATTGGGTAATTCAAAATTTTATTACCACAGTCATATAGGGCCAAGTTACAGTCAATTGACTGAAGCGGGCCGCAAAGCAGTATTGGAGTTGATTGAATTGTATGCGTGTCCAATGCTGGCGGCCGAAAATGAAATGCTCGATGAGCGAGCCAAACAACTTGTTATGAAAGAACTTAAACGATGATCGACATACCTGAAATGAATACCCAAGAGCAAAATACATGGCTTCGCCGGTTGCTGTCAACCGGCATATTTGAAGTTACTTTTGCCAAATTAGACGGAGAGATGCGAACCATGCCCTGCACACTCGATGAGCAGTATCTACCTCAAGTTGAAGTCAAAGAAGGCAAAATTAAAAAAGAAAAACGAGATGAAACTCTCAGCGTTTGGTGCACAGACAAAAAAGAGTGGAGAAGTTTTCGAGTTCTAAATGTAGTAAGAGTGAGTAAACTATCATGACCAAAAATCAAATTGACCCCAGTACCACCAACGAGCCAGTGAAAATTGGTGAATCGTCTTGGTCCTGCACACTTGAACAAGACCCTGAAACTGGTGACTTGATTATGCCCCTGCCCACTGAGCTGATGGAATCGCAAGGATGGGCCATTGGTGACACATTGGAATGGACAGAGAACGAAAACGGATCGTGGACACTCACAAAAAATTAATTCTGTAAAAATACATTATAAATATTTCATGTCCATTTCAAAAAGTCCCAACCGACATACCTTCCAAGCGGACAACTATGTTAAACGCTGTGAAGAAGAAGGTACAGAACCTAGAGAGGATTATCTCGATGTATATAAATCTGCACGTCAGCAGGACGCAGAACGTATAGTTGATCCTGAATGGCAAAAAGATAACTTAGAATATGATCTACGCAGTACAGAGTGGATCTTAGAAAAAACACGATCCAGTGACTCATATGCACAAAACCTCTATGCCTCCCTATGCAACAATGATTTCCAAAGATTAGAAATGTGGCCAATACTCACTGATAAAAAATGGCATTGCAGTTGGCGCTATGCAGGCGGTATAATCGCCGACATGCGTGAAGCAGGTGATTACATCGATTGGTACTGTAGTGGCATTGGCGGTCTGGGTGGATATGATGTGGATGACAATGAAGCAGATCTGGCCAGAAAAAAGTATGTGCCAGAAGGTCAAGTCACTGAAGAAATTGCCACAGACTTACACAAGTTAGGGTGGGTAGTTGTTACAGAAAGTGACAAGGTTGATCTATGATTTTGATCTATGATGAATATGCAGACTGCTGGATCTGGGTAGAAAAATCAAATCATGATCTGGAGTTGAGTCCTCAATTTGATGACAAAGATTCTGCAATGCTATGGCGAACCCGACTTATTCGTATTTTGAAAAACGTCAACTGATAAACGGCAAAATTGACTATTGCAATGTTGACAACAACAGTATACAATAGTCATA